CGGGTGGTGGGTCTGTGCATAGCACAGCTCCTGAGAATTTCTCAGGGTTGTAGTAGGTTACCAACACTGAATTCCAGCGATGGGGTTTGGTGGAAGTTTATCGCACCTACAGCTATGTTCGTTTCTTTGCTGTAAGGAGGTACTTATGTCGATCGCTCCGTGGTCCGACCAAAACGGATCGGGTAACACCAGATGGCTCTGGGGCCAAAATTATGGCTGGTGTCACTTTGAAGATTACCACTTCAAGAGCGGCCAGAAAACTCACGTAGTTAAACTCAGCGGTGGAACGCCTTGGCGTTACCCTACCGAATACTATCGTGATATTCTGAACATAAAGACGGTTAAGAACATCCACACCCTGTACCCCGATGGGGGTCAGTGGTGGGGGTTAATCACCGGCGGTACCTCTGACGTCTTCTATATACTCGATGCAGGCGGTTGGAGTCCTGGAAATATCCAGTACCCCAACTTCGACCAAAACTTGTGGAACGGAAGTACCACAAAGGCTTTGGAAAAGTTAGCCAATCAAAAGGCTGACCTCGGCTCGAATATTGCTGAAGGGCGTCAGGCTATTAGTTTGATTTCCAAAACATCTTCAAAAGTGTTCAAGGCTATGATTGCCCTAAAACATGGGAACTTCCGACAAGTTGCGGAAGAACTCGGGATGTCTTGGAGGTCGGTTTTGTTAGGAAAGTTTCCTGCTAATCGCTGGCTTGAATACCAGTTTGGTTGGAAACCTCTGATCAGTGATATCTACGATGGATATCAGAACTACCATGAAATTGTTAACCGGGATTTAATTGTTACCGGCTATGGCAGTATGCATGCTGATCGGAATGGCGAGTTCGTCCTCGGGGGCTCTCAAGGCCCTTGGAGCGTTAAAGAGAAGGCGAAGTGCCGGATCGACGCCATAATTTCGATCCCTGAGTTGCGTCAAGCAAATCAGTGGAACCTAATAAACCCCTTAAGTGTGGCTTGGGAGGTAATGCCCTGGTCCTTCGCTGTCGATTGGTTCATTCCAGTCGGCAACGTTCTTGAGGCTACTACCGCTTCGGCGGGCTTACAGTTCCTTAGTGGAAGCGTGTCGCAGGTGCGTGAAACACACCAGACGATTAAATTCGTCGCGACAGGTGGGTATACTATTGTCGAGGATGGTGAGATTACGATCGAGAAACTGCAAATGCGCAGATACCCGATCTATGATTTTCCGGATCCGGCGTTTTATGCCAAAACCTCAAATCCTTTCACGTCAACCCACTCCAAAAACGCTCTTGCGCTATGGAGACAGCTGCCCGGCCTGCGATAGGCTCGGCTCCTCGGATGGTCACATAGGCTATCCTTTCGTGCATGACAATCTCGTTGTGTACATCAAGTAGGACACAATATATGCCTCAACTTGCAAACCTAGTCCTCACGGACAGGGCCGGCACACCGGTGAACCACACTTTTGTCCCTCGGGACATTGTGGGGAACGTCGCGACTGTCGTTGAATCCACCGGAGTTCCGGTGGGTGATAAGCGGGTAACGCTGTCACTTCGTAACACGGGAAACGGCAATTACGTCGTGACCCTCAAGCTGGTTTTCCCAGTCGTCAATGACCAGACTATCAATGGCGTAACCACGCCAGTAGTGGTCCGGACCGCGTATGCGGACCTTGAGCTTAAGTTCAGTGCGACAAGCACCGAGCAGGAGCGCAAGGACATGATTGGTCAACTTTATTCGGCACTTGATGCCGGTAAGTGGACCAATGACGTGTTCACGAAGCTTCAGGGTGTCTATTAAGACCGTGAGGTCCCAACGACACAGTGGTGGTAACCGAGATCTCGTGCTATTGAGCTTCGGCCTGATGGTTATGGTTTTCGGTCTTATCCTCGCTTTCCTGATGGTTGTGTACAGTCGTACGCAACTACCTCAAACTGTAAGGATACCTACATATGAGCAGCACTCATCGACGAGCGCACAAACCGTGCGCGAATCAACGAGTACCCGACTCGATAACAACCGAGTTCGTCAGCAGGATCCAGAATCTAGTAGGGTGGTCGGTGAAGACTGACTATTTGAAAGATTCCCTGCTCGACAAGTTCGTATCGCAAGATACGGACCCTGCATCTGTTCGCCGCCAACGCGCCATTAACAAGTGGTTAGCTGCGGAAGCGGATAATGCAGCTACGAACGATCGGATCGTGACTTATCCCGGGGATTATAACATTTTACCCCGGGTCCGATTCGATTCGTTCGTAGAGTGGACAAGGTTACTTATTGAAACAACGATAGGCGAAGTTCCTCCTTTCGACTCCTTAATTGGAGCGTTTAGTGGTGGTGCATCGACTAGCCGTAACCGTACCGACTCGCATCCTGCGGGAAAGTACGTCGGGAAAGCAGACGCTACTGAAAGAGCTTGGGAACTATTTGAGGATCTCCTCTCTGAAATTCCAGGCTGGCCCTTCGACAAGGCCGATCTTCGGATCGTGGAAGGAAACGTCATGTTTACCGTTCCAAAGAAAACCGATATAGATCGTTGTGCTTGTAAAGAGCCCGATCTGAATATGTTCATGCAAAAGGGCCTCGGCGGCGAAATCCGCCGGTGCCTCAAGCGTGTCGGTATCGACTTAAACAACCAGTCCGTAAACCGGAAACTTGCCTATGAGG